GTGAACTTGAGAATGGTTCTTATGAGCCTGAGTTCATCTCTATGGAGAGGTTGAAGCAGCAGTATGGGTAAGAGGTCCAACTTTGATAGGGTGCCTAGAGACTACTACCCGACCCCTATCGAAGCTGTGGGGCCTCTGATCGACCACCTACCTTATAGTTTTGACTACGTTGAACCGTGTGCTGGTGACGGTAGGTTGGTCGATCATATTACTAAGCTGACTGGGGGTGCTGGGGAATGCCTCTACATGGGCGACATAGAGCCTCAAGACCCTCGTGTTAAGCGGTGTGATGCCCTTCAGCTAGACTTAGGTGGTTATGGTGTCGTTGACTTCTGCATCACCAACCCGCCTTGGGACAGAAAGTTCCTGCACCCGTTTATTGAGCATTGGCTTGGCATTTGCCCTACTTGGCTTTTGTTCGATGCAGATTGGATGCACACTAAACAGTCAGCTACCCTTATGACATACTGCCGCAGTATCGTATCTGTTGGTCGTGTTAAGTGGATTGAGGATAGCAAGGGCACAGGAAAAGACAACTGCTGCTGGTATCTATTTGATGCCTTCGGTGGGACGGAAACAAGGTTTTATGGAAGGATGGTGTAGATGATTAATGGAGACGACATAGAAGCCTTTGAGACCTTGTATGGGTATTGGGGTTGTGATTATGACACTAAAGCTCGTGTTCAGAACATGACACCGATGTCTATGGTCAAAGAGTTCGCAAGTGAGACCGGACAGAACCCTCAGCCCCATTTGTATGCTACCTTGATTGCTGAGGAAGCAGATGAGTGGCGGTCTGAATACCAACGTGATACTAAAGAAGAACAACTAAAAGAACTGGCTGACCTAGTATATGTGATCTATGGTTTTGCTAATGCTAAGGGTTGGGATCTTGACGAAGCTATCCGACGTGTCCATGTGAACAATGTAGGTCGTTGCATCCAACCTGATGGCACTATACATCGACGTGAAGATGGCAAGATCATTAAGAACCCAGAATACCCAGCAGTAAATCTAAACGACTTGACGCAAGAACAATAAGAGGAATACATGAACAACTATCTTCCCACTGATTACCAAAACTTTATTGCAACCAGCCGTTATGCCCGTTGGCTCCCCGAAGAGAACCGCCGCGAGAACTGGTCCGAGACTGTCAGCCGCTACCTTACTAATGTTGTCCTTCCTATCACCCGCGATGAGATTGTCCTTGACGATCTGGAAGAGGCCATCCTTAACCTTGAGATCACACCTTCCATGCGGGCTATGATGACCTCTGGCCCCGCTCTTGAGCGTGACAACACCTGTGCATACAACTGTAGCTACCTGCCTGTAGACGACCCTAAAGCCTTCGATGAGGCCATGTTTATTCTGCTGTGTGGCACAGGCGTAGGCTTCTCTGTTGAACGACAGTATGTGAATAAGCTACCTGAAGTGCCTGAGCGTCTGTTTGCCTCTGATGATGTGATTGTAGTGGCTGACAGCAAAGAGGGTTGGGCTAAGGCATACCGTAAGGTATTGGCCCTTCTGTGGGCTGGTGAGGTGCCTAAGTGGGATGTCTCTAAGGTTCGCCCTGCTGGTGCTAAACTCAAGACCTTTGGTGGTCGTGCATCTGGCCCAGCGCCTCTGGTAGAGTTGTTCAACTTTACTATCGGTAAGTTCAAGGCTGCACAGGGTCGTAAGCTGTCGTCTATCGAATGTCACGACATCATGTGTAAGATTGGTGAGGTTGTTGTCGTTGGTGGTGTTCGTCGGTCAGCAATGATCTCTTTGTCTAACTTGTCTGATGATCGTATGCGTCATGCTAAGAGTGGCCAGTGGTGGGAGAACAATGCTCAACGCGCCTTGGCTAATAACTCTACCTGCTACACTGAAAAACCTGATATGGAAACTTTTCTCCGTGAATGGACAGCCCTAGTAGAAAGTAAGTCAGGTGAACGAGGGATCTTCAATCGACAAGCAAGTCAAAAGCAAGCAGCTAAGAATGGTCGTCGTAACCCCGAGTGGGAATTTGGCACCAACCCTTGCTCAGAGATTATCCTGCGTCCGTATCAGTTCTGTAACCTTACGGAGGTGGTTGTTCGAGCAACGGATGTCATTGAAGACCTAGAGCAGAAAGTGAAGTTGGCGACCATCCTTGGGACCATCCAGTCTACTTATACTAACTTTCCCTACTTGCGTAAGAAGTGGAAGGACAACACTGAAGAAGAGCGTTTGTTGGGCGTGAGCTTGACGGGCATTATGGATAATCCGCTGATGACCAGCAAGAACGCAGGATTGGACAAAACTCTTGAGCGTCTTCGCCTCGTTGCCATTGCTACTAATGCTGAATGGGCTGATCGTCTTGGCATCCCTCGGTCTGCTGCAATCACTTGCGTCAAGCCATCCGGCACAGTCAGTCAGTTGGTCGATTCTGCTTCTGGCATCCACGCTCGTCACAGTGATTACTATATTCGAACTGTTCGAGGCGACAACAAAGATCCTCTGACGCAGTTTATGAAAGGCGAGGGTTTTCCGTATGAGCCTTGTGTGATGAAGCCTGAGACTACGACAGTCTTTAGTTTCCCGCAGAAGGCTCCTGATGGCGCTATTACCCGTAACGACATGACTGCTGTTGAACAACTGGAGACGTGGCTTATCTATCAGCGTAATTGGTGTGAACACAAGCCTTCGGTAACTGTGTCTGTGCGTGACGAGGAGTGGATGGAGGTTGGTGCCTTTGTCTACAAATACTTTGACGAGATGTCTGGCGTGTCGTTCTTGCCACACTCGGACCATACCTATCAGCAAGCACCTTATCAGGATGCGACAAAAGATGAGTATGAAGCGCTCTTGGCTACTATGCCAGCTAAGATAGACTGGTCTAAGTTGTCAGAGTATGAGACTGAAGATCAAACTAAGTCTAGCCAGACTTTCGCTTGTTCTGGTGAGACCTGTGAAATCGTAGATCTTACCTAAAACAGTAATCTGCGGAGTTTATCATGCGTATTCTCCGCAGATTTATCGAATACAGTAAGGGACCATAAGATGGCTAAATGGGATTTGAGTAAACTGTTCTCTAGTAGGCAGCCTAAAGAGTTGCCGTGGATCGTAGAAGGTAAGAAGGTCTTCGGTCTACATGAGGGACGAGACAAGACTGAGTTGACGGCATGGCTTAAGAGCGACGGACAGCGGCTAGGAGACACAGAGAAGCTACCTTGGTGTGGTGACTATGTTGAGACAGCTATCAAGAACAGTCTGCCTGATGAACCATTCACAGGGGCCGTGGGGAAGAACCCATATTGGGCTAGGAATTGGCTTAAGTTTGGTAAGGAGTGTCCTCCCAACTATGGCGCTGTTGTCGTGTTCTCTCGTGGTAATGGTGGTCATGTAGGTTTTGTCGTCGGTGAAGACGCAGACGAATACTATGTATTGGGTGGAAATCAGAGTAATATGGTGAACGTAACCCGCATCTCAAAGACTCGGACACTAGGTTTCCGTTGGCCACTGACTTACCCATATCAACAGAAATCTCTTCCCCTGATGGAAGCTGGTAAGATCCCACGGACTACTAACGAATTCTAAACAAGGAGCGGAGCGACATGGAAATCCTATTCTTATCTATCCTATTGGCATGTATGCTTGTGTTTGCATATTCTTTTATGGAGTAACGATGCAACAGAAACCAAAGCCTCGGACCCGTCGTGTATCCACTAAGCACGACGAAAAGAAATCGGCTATAGAACTTGTCCCCCGTAATCAGAAACAACAAGATTATTTACAGGCTCTTAAGACATCAAGTCAGGTCGTTGTCTTTGGGCCAGCGGGAACAGGTAAGACCTACTGTGTATCTACATATGCCGCCAACCAGTATCATCTTAAAGAGATCGACAAGATCGTCATCACACGGCCACACGTAGCTGTAGGTAAGGATATTGGGTTTCTTCCGGGGACACTTGAGGAGAAGGTTGCACCTTGGGCCTTGCCTGTCCTAGACGTTCTTGAGGAACACTTGGGTAAGGGTGTCGTTGAGACTGGACTTAAGGCTGGTAATATTGAGGTGGCACCCCTATCTCTTATGCGTGGTCGTTCCTTTAAGAATGCCTTCATCATCTGCGACGAAGCACAAAATATCTCTTTCCATGAACTCAAGATGCTGGTAACAAGGGTAGGTGAGGGTTCACATCTGATTCTAAATGGTGACATCCAACAGTCAGACCTCAAGGAAGGGGATGGATTAAGTAAGATCGTCCACCTAATCAAGAAGCATATGTTGCCAGTCCCTATCGTTGAGTTTACAACTGACGACATCGTAAGGAGTGAAATGGTTAAGATGTGGGTTACGACATTCATGAAGGAGAATCTATGACCAAACCCAAGGAACGAAGTGACTTCGATAACGTAAATCACCCCGCTCACTACGGACAGGGCAAGATTGAGGCAATTACCTACATCCATGACTTTCTGAGCGACGAGGAGTATGTTGGATACCTACGTGGGAATATCGCCAAATACATGCACCGATGGCGATACAAGAACGGTGCAGAAGACTTGAAGAAAGCTCAGTGGTATCTTGACCGCCTAATTGAACAGCAAGAGGAGTTGAAGTTCTGATGATTGATATGTTTTTGGGGGTAATCCTCCTGTGTGACCCCAATGAGGTGGACCTTTGTCGTGTTGTCCGTGGCTCCTTCTTTGAGACCCATGAGGAATGCACTCTAGACCTTGTTACTTCTGGCCTTGGTTATGTTGCTGATGTGTATGGAGGGGATGTTCACATTGCTTACTTTGAATGTATCCCCGTAGAACTTCAGGGTGAACCCCTCTGAACACAAAAAAAGAGGTGCCCAAACGGACACCCCCAAGGTAAAAATCAGTTTCTTGTTCTGGTTATACCCTAGTCACATGCTGCACGATACGCTTGGACGAGCGTAGCCCCCGTCTGGATAACCCCGGCGGGGGTTTCTTCTTGTTCGTCTACTATGGACTTAGTGTGGGCAACAAGAGGGTTCTCCAGTCCATCACAGACGCCCCTATTAGTCTCTGGAGCTAAGGAAGTCGTCCAGCACCCCGATAGAACCGTCACGGTCATTAGGAGCATTCCTAATCGCAGCATCAACCTTCCTCCTGATCTCTTGGTCTTCCTGAAGGGTCTCTATTTGTTGCTCTTGTTGTCCAATAGTCTTTAGCTGTTGGGTCACAAAGTAACCACTGATAGTAACGACCAAGAGGACTATCCCTGTCAGATAAGCTTTGCTTGGTAGCATCTTCAGTATCCCCCGGAACTAGATCCGATTTCATCAATCTCTACTCCACGAGAGCTTACGTTGACCTGTTTAGAGTAAGCATCAATACCGAAAGCCCCCAAGACATACAAGAAGATCCAAGGGGTGATAGCACCTACTGTGTTGAAGTCTAGGGTAATGACACAATAACCCCAGAAGATCAGGAGCAACACTGCTATTTCCCTCTTATAAGTCTTTTTCTTATTCACGAGAGGATTCCCTATCTACCAGAAGGACAGACAACTCATTGACCACCCTCCTCGCCTCTTCCACATCCCTACGAAAAGATTTCCAGCAGTGGTCTTCTTGTCCAAAGAGACTGAACATTTTGTCGATGAAGGGCCGTATCTTAAGGTCTTCTGCATAAGCAGCGGCGGATAAGGTCATCTCAGGTGTGCCCCCTCGTAGTGTGTTGAGGGTGCGAGAGAGACACGAAGCAAGGTTGAAGAGTAGTTTCAATACTACACCCCCCTCAGTTCAATGCCGAACAGCACGTCAACAGCTTCATCGGACAGGCCTGCGAACGCTTGCAGCATTATAAGTAGGGGGGCGTTGCGGAGGATGGTTGTCGCTCCAGCCCACTCGATTTCCGCTGCGGCTCTTTCTACGTCGGTCATGCCCACAAGCGCGGCGGTAAAGGTGTCAGGCCATTCGCCCTTGGCGGCTGCGACGGCTTCGGCGATTGGTAAGATGCCAGACGTTATGAGGTTGGTGCAGAACTGCCCGCGCGTGACCGAAGCACTGGCGCGTTCTGTGGTAAGCAGTTCTTCGGGAGTTGGTTCGTAAACAACCCATTTTTGCCCATCCCATTCGGCCAGATCATTTGGGGGTATTGGGATTTCAATAATACCCTCTATTGAAGGAATGCCCCCAACAAAAATGCCAAGATATTTTCCGTCACGGTCTGCATAGGCTTTTGCGTCTTGTCTTATCATGTTCTGACCCCCAAAACGAGACAGCTAACGGTATTTGTTGTGTTGCTTCCGGTCCTAATAAGCTGAAGTCTAAGCCCATTTGTCCCAGCGGGCAGATCAAACTTCTTATGTATTGTTCCGGAGGATGATGATCCAGACGTAATCTGAGTGTAACCGCTGAAACTAGCACCATTGTCTACGCTAGTTGCATATTCAAACCTTGCCGCACCAGTAAAATCGAATGAGCCAGCCACAGTAAAATGAGATATTCCAGAGAAACCAAGGTATGTAGTAGAGGTTGATCCAGTTGTAACTGATTTAGCGAAGACATCGTTAAGTTGCTCTATTGTTTCTGTAGGCGGGACAAGCGCATCAATAGCCGCCTTTACCTTCTCTGGGCTAACGATAGCTTCAGTCGTGCTGGTTCCAGTTTCCCAATCAGACTGAGGAAGCGTCGTAAGATTGGCGACCTCAAATTTATTAGTGGACTGATTGAGTGTGCCGATATTGATCCAAGTGTCGTCAGCCTCATTCCTCATCTTCAGAATATTATTGGTGGTATCATACCACAACATATTAGCGTAGGTGTCTGATGGTGCGCTAGGGCCACTATTATTAGAGACGGCAGCTAGGAGGGCATTATTCAAGTCAGACCTAAAGTTTGGGGCTGTCTGATTGTCGATTACATAATCGTGTTGAGCCATTAGTTATACTCCACTATAGCATCAAGTTGTGAAAGGCTAGGGGTCACACCTTCAGAGGAACTGGTGAGTTCAACCTTAAATCTAGCTGCCCTAGCGAAATAGTCTCCCGCCCTAAATTTCTTGTAGTCCGTCCAAGTAGGGGATCCAGCGGGGTCGTCATCTGTCGTTGAGATATAGGTAACGACATTGGTATCCGCGAATTGTGCAGCCCCGGTGAAATCATCGAAGTTACCCGGCAAATTGTCGAAGAGTCCCGGCAAGTCGTCCCAAAGACCAGCAGAGTTGTCCTGTCTAGCGGTTGCCACATCAATACGAGACCTGAACCTACGGGTAGAGCCTGTATCAATGTAGTTGCTAAACTCATATGTAGCGAGGAAAGGTGCCGTTCCTGTTACATCAGTGATAATCAGATCTCCACTACTAACTGAACATCCAGTCTTAGTTCCACTAAAAGTTGGGTCTTCCGTCTGTGTAGATGTATTAGAGAAAGACTCTAGTGCAGCGGCAGGGATGACGATAGAAGTGTAATTACCCGAAGCATTCCCTGTCTTATCAAAAGCCCTAATCATATACGTCCCCGGTTTAGCAGGAACAGTAAAAGAGTTGCCGGGTCTTGGTGCTTTATCTACTACAGTGACAGCATTAGCCCAAGTCGCACCAGTCTCTTCCACAGCGTGTCGGATACGGTAGAAAGAAAGGTCGAGGTCGGGGACAGGTTCCCACTCAAGGTGGACAGAAGCCCCATTGACCTCTGCTGTAAAACCCCCAACGTCTGCTGGAGGAAAGGCCAAGCCAGCCACGACAAAACCTGTCAAAGATACGAAATCACTTTTGACCCCAAGGAAG